CCGGAAGTAGCCGTTCGAGAACTTCGCGTCGTTGATCCGGCCGATCTGCTTCATCTGCTGGCCGGAGTGGTCCAGCATGAACGGGACCGGCTTCGAGAAGTTCTCGGCGACGCGCGTTAGGAACGACTCGGTGACGTTGATGCCCTTGCGGACGCCAGGCTCCATCGCCTGAAAGATTACGTCGACGGAGCCGTCTTCGTGGGTCTTGACTCCGTAGCGGTTGAACCCCGGCTCGGGCGTCTCAAACGGGACGATCGGAACCGAGAAGATGCAATCCTCGCTAACGGAGAAGGTCTGTGCGCTCATGGTCTGAAGTGGTCCATTATATGTCGAACTTGCGTGATGATGTAGGTCGCAACCGACGCGAAGCCGAGCGTAAACGCGTTGATGATGATGGTGTTCCGTGTGACGCGCTTATCCAAGTCGGTCAACTCGCTCTCGAACTTGGCGATCTTATCTTCGACGCGAATCTCGAACTTTGAGAGTTCCTTGTCGAGCCGTTCCATCCGGCCGTCAATTCTGGCTGTCCGTTCGTCGAGGCGATAGAGGATTTCCTTAGTTTCGTCGTCCATGTGGAGGGTTACTCGGAGTCAACAGATCGCTGCGGTCGCGACCGACTCGTCGTTGGTCGTTCGGGGTTCTGTCTCGTCTGTACCGATCGGTCGGACGACTCCGTACCCGCGCCCGTTCCCGTCGGAGCACCACCCTCGCGGTGCTGGATGTCGTCACCAACACCGGCGAGGGCGGCCAACTTCGCCATGTGCTCGTCGAGCTCGGCGTCGGTCGGCATTTCCGTCTCGGGGTCGATCCCGACGCGCTTCGCAGCCGCCTCAAAGGTGAGCAGTCCGTTGTTCACCAGTTTGATCGCCAACTCGGCGTCAAGGCGCTCTTCCTCAGAGGAGTGCTGTCCGAAGATGAAATCCGGCGGCACCTCAGACACATCGGCTAACTCGCCGTCGCCGGCCATGATCGACAAGAAGACCTGCTGGCGAATCGTGTGCCGGATGATCCGCCGGTATCGCTGAATCCGTCGGTCGAACTTCGGCATGAGCGCGATCGCCTCGTTGCGGGAGACGTCGCTGTTGATGTTGCCGAGGAACGCCGGCAGCCCCATCCCGGTGTAGACCCGGGACAACAGGTGCTCGAAGGTCGCCTCGAGTCGCATTGCACCCGACGTGCTCGACGTGGAGGTCGCCCCCACAACGTCGTGCTCGACGTCGTGGCCGACCGCCAGCATGGACTCGGGCTCGATGTTGCTTACGTTGTCGAGCCAGTCGTTAATCTGCTGCTGGGTGTAGCCGCGTTCTTCGGTCCCGAGCTTCCAGATGATCGGCGGGTACGCCTTGGTCGCGATGAAGCGGGCCGTGTCGATCTCCATGTCGCGGAGCATATCGGCCTGCTCACGAATCCGGCCGACAAGCGACCGCCCGAAGTCTTCGCCCGGGTGCTTGTGGAAGCGAAGGATCGCCAGGTCGCCAGGCTTGAACTCCTTTTCCTCGCCGTCGATACCGGTGTAAAGGTACTTCAGCGGGTGGCCGAACTTGTCGGGAACGATCTCCAGCGCCTCGGTCGGCAGCACCTTCGGCTTGAAGACGTCTTCCTCGACGACTACTTCCAGCACGCCCGTCCCGTCGACGAGGGCGTGCCAGACCCACTCGTAGAGCGCAAGCTCGAACGTCGGGCTCGTCTCGACGAGGTACTTCAGGTCTGCAATATCCGTCTCGTCCTGTGCCTGCTCGTCGAGGCCGACGATGTTCACCGGGCCGATCGAGTAGCCCGATCCGATCAGGTAGTCGATCAGCGTGTCGACCGCCTCGCCGACGTGCGGGTCCGTATCCGCAATCAGCCGATGATCTTCTATGTCGCGCTGCGGCGGGCTCGACGGCCGGGCTTCGGAGCCACGCCCCTCCGGCTGTCGAACAACTGCGAGCGGCTTATTCAGCGCGAATTGCCGCTGAGAGTCTGAAAGCGATCCATCTGGATTAATAGAAAGCGGCTCATCGAGGTCGCCTCGGGCGTACCGCTCCCAAATATCTTGAGATACCTTTCCCATTTAGCGTGTGTGTCGTCGTTGATACGATCGACTATGCCCGCGAGGCGAGCGGCTGATCTTGGCAGAGCCGAATCCACGGCGGAAGGCGGTTGCCTGTGTCGGTGCATCTACTACGTCCGGTACGTCGGGCTCGGCGAGTGAGCCGTCGCGGTTGATCCGGGAGGGCTCGACGGACTCGCCGGGGCCGGGAACCGCGTCGGGGGCGCGCTGTGCTGGCTCGGTGGCCGGCTGCACCGTGTACCCCGGTGGGTAGGCGGCCAGCACACACGCCATTGCCAGGTCGTCCTTGCCGTCTTTCGAGGTGTCCTTGCCCGTGAACCGCGGGCGCGAAGACTCCATCTTCTCCTTGACGATCGACTCGAGGTGGTCTTTCAGCCGGTCGTGTGGAAGAAGGGTAACGCGGTCGTTGCGAAGGGCGTTATTCATGTCGCCCATCATTTCCGCGACCTTCTTCTTATCGTTAAAGTCGAAGCGGAGGACGCCCCGGCCGATCGACTCTTCGATCTGTCGGGCGAAGATTTCCCCGTGGCTCGTCGAGTCGATTACCAGCAGGTCGGCGTCGATCGCGTTGTAGAGCCACCTGAAGTAGCTCGCTACGTGGCCGGGGTTCGCCCGGTCGGGGCTCTGCACACCAAGCCGGCCGATCGCGCGGTCGTCGACGACCTCGAGATACCGCATATAGCGGCGGTCGTTATCGTGGTCGAAGACGACAGCGACCGTCTCGTCGTGTGTGATACCGACGTCGACACCGATAACTCGGAGGCCGCGCTTCCGGGCGGAGAGGCCGTGGTCGTAGGTGTCTGCCTGGCCCCGGAGCATGGCACGCCGGATCGACTTCGGAGAGAAGAAGCGGTACTTGTCGACGATCGGCCGACAGAGGTACTCCTGGCCGAACCCCTCGGGGTCCGACGCCCGCTCTTCCTCGATGATGTGGAGGTTCATGTCCGGGCGAACCGGGTGAACCTCCTGGTCGAACAGCGAGGTGTGGATGTCGATGTCGTCGGCGTTGTAGAACGACGCCTGCTTGATCGAGATAACCCCGATCGGGTTGCCATCGTCGTCGAGGCCGGTCGGCGTGCCGCGCTCGTGGGTCTGTGTGAAGACGTCGTTTTCGACGTTCGGCGTCGAAATCTGGACCATCTTCCGGTTCTTGCCGAGCGCCAGGAACGCACCGAACGCCCGCTTGACCGTCTTCTGATCCTCCATGAACGCCATCTCGTCGAGCATCACCGCGCGGGCGCTCTTCATCCCGCGAGCCCCGTCGGAGTCGGCGGTGAACGCCTTGTACGACGAGCCGTTCCACAGGACAATCTCGTCGGAAATGCTCTTCGTCGTCGGAATCTCGACCTTGGCGTTCTTGATGAGATTCGCGATGTCCTCGATGCGCTCCTTGGCTTGGTCGAACTTTCGAGCGACGATGCCGTAGTGCGAGTTCGGGGTGATGATGCCTTCCAGCAGGAACGCCAGCGAGAAGATGAACGAATAGCCGATCCGCCGGCCCTTGTAGGTGTTAATCGTCTGCGCGTTGCCGAAGAAATAGGCGTGGATCGCCTTGCGCTGCGGCTCGAACGCAGACAGGTCGCGGACCTCACCGGTGTCCATATCCTGAATCCGGAAGATGTCTTCGGCGATGCGGTCCGGTCGGCCGGCCCACCGCTTCATAAGCACATCCGGATCTACCTCGAGTTGGTCTGCGAATCGCTCGACGACGGAGGTTAGATCAGACATGAGAGTGAGAGGGAATCGGGTTCTCGTCTGATTCAGACGGGAACGCGATACTACAGGAGCCGCATATTGTCGAAGGACATGGGGTTGGTGTCGTTCGCCTGGATGCCGATGCCGCCAGACGTAAAGTCCGTGTTCGGCTCGGCGGTGTTGTCGAGCGTCCGGATCGTGTTCGACTGGTCGTCGAGCAGCGTTACAACGATAACACCGTCAGTCCCCCAGTCGACGCGAACCGTGACCCACGAGTTGACGTAGGCCGACAGATCGAGCGTTGACTGCGCCAACTTGTTCGTCGCGAGCGACGCACCGGGGTCTTCACGGATGATCTTGAAGTCGTCGCCGCGCGGGTCAAGCTCGACGGTGTAGCCGTGGTTCATCGAGTAGGCCTGCGTCCCGAAGGTGAACTTGACGCGGTTGTCGGTGCTCGTCACGTACCAGTCGAACGAGAACGAGTCACCGGCGACCGGGTAGTTGTCAAGCCCGTCACCGGGCAGCGAGATGATCGAGTCACCGGAGAGTAGCCCGTCGTACTTGAGCGACTTCGAGCCTTGATTCACGGGCGTGTTCCCGTCCACGGTGAACGTCGAGGGAACCTGGCCCCACCGCGAGAGATCGGAGTCGAACGCCTCGATGAACGTGACGTCGACGTTCTGGTAGACGGCCTGCCACGTCCCGTTGGCGAAGATCGACACGTCGACGTCGACCCACTCCGAGCCGTTCCACGCCCGTATGGCGCTCGGAACGACGAAGTTCTCGCCGTCGAAGACGGTCAGATCGCCCTCGCCTTGCTTGGTCGGGTCTGTCGTCGTGTCGCCGCCGGAGTCACCAGATCCACTCCCGGGGTCCGTCCCACCGGTCGAGCTGTACTGGTAGCGACCCAGGTCGTCATGCCACCCGGGATAGTTCGTGTGTACGTGTTTACCCCCAGAACGATTTCGCCACACTCTCGTAAGTTGCTCCTGACTTCGCAGTAGAGCAATGCAGACGACAAGGGATTCTCTGAGGGACGGTCTCCCTGCCGGAGACCGTCCCGTGTCGTCTGCACTGGCCGAGGAGAGTTGTTATGATCACTGACGAGAATGTGGAGCAACTGCTTGAGCGGATAACTGCTCTCGAGAATCG